GTAAAAGAGTGTCTTAATGGAGTTCGACACGGAGCTCTGGGAGGATTCTCAAGAGATACAGGAGCTGGCCCAACGCTTAAAGCCAAATTCAATATCTCCAACAAAAAGGATGTTCTCCACAAAGTACTTGTCGAGCCTCCTGTCGTCGTCTTGGCTGAAAATGCCGCCGGAACTTGGGTCAAGAATGCCGTCTCTGAAAAGCTAAATGCGATTATGAACGGCATACCTGTTCTCCTGCTTACTAAAGCATGCAGGAAAGTAGAGAAGATTGACAAGGAGTCCTGGCAAAAGGCGAAAGTTAGACTCTTCACTGAGTGTGACTTTGAAGACAACATCCTGCTAAAGATGCTCTTCGGAGATCTACAGAACAAACTTGCTATGGCCCCCGGGACTCCGGTCCTGCTCAACATGAACCCCTACACTATGGCTGGGATAGTTGCCGAGTTAATGGGGGGAAACCTTGAGAACCTGATTGGAACTGACATAACATCCATGGATAAACACTTCCCTCACGAGATGATTATAGCCTTCGTACAGATTTGTGGCGAGCTATACTGCTGGCCCAAACCTGTGCGTCGTGCAATAGCCTGCACCTTGATGTTCCCCCTACAAAACTTTGAAGGAGACGTCTTCTTCTCAGATTGCGGCAATCTCTCTGGGTGGTTTCCTACTGCCCTTATCAACTGCGTAGCACAAGAGCTTATGATTGCCTATGACAGAATTAAGAACTCAGATGGCCCTCTGCCATTTGACGTCCTAAAGACACCCGCTGAGCCATACGCCATTCTCGGAGATGACAAGATCCAAAGGCTGACCCCTGCCCGGGCCAAAGCTCAAGAGGAGAGCTACTTAGATTGTGGCTTTATCATGCAGGCGGGTAGTAAACTGCAGAGCAAAGAAGAGAGATTCTGTTCGCGTGTCATCTATCGCGATGGACCCGTTTACTTCGGTGCCCTCAAGATCTCTGCTATTTCCGGACTAATATACTATGCCTCGTCAAGCGAACTAGAGGCAATAATCCCGAACTTCTCCCTTGCGCTTTTTGAAGCCGCCCTCCACGAAGACCCAAAGGTTTACGAGAAGGCCTTAACTTCTGTCAAGTACGTTGCCGACTACAATTCCATGGAGCTCGAAGAACTGGTCTCCAGGGAGAGGTATAGAGAAATCTACGAGCAGTATTGTACTGGGCTCTCAACCGTACTTGACTTTTGTGGTCACAGACCAGACATTTTAAGCATACTTGAACATTGCAAAATGGGCGACAACGCGCGAATGGCACTTAATCAATACGCACAACAAATGAAGCAGGCTCCCCCTGCCGTCAAGGCGACGCACACGGGCCCTGCTCACAGTCCTACGTGGACTGTTGACCTCTCCTACATGGGTAAGTCCTATGTAGGCACAGGCGAAAGCAAATCCTCGGCTGCTGAAAAGGCCGCTAGCGCGGCCCTACAGGAGCTGAGTGTAAAACCAGCTATGAACCCCGACTGCGTGCACTTTAGAGAGCAAACAGTCATGGTTACGCTGAAGTCCAACATTACGCCAGTTCCTACTGGCTTCTTTATTGAGACCTATAAACTGAAGGATGGATTTCCAACTGTGGTATATCAACTACACCGCAAGAGTATGGCTGCTGCAAAGCGGGCCGCGAAGGATCCAGGGTTTCAATTCGCCCTAGACCTCCTCGTCGCTGAACATCTTAAATTTGTAGCAAAGCTTGGAGGAAGAGTCTGCGTCTGGTTTGACTCTAACTTTGACCTTGACCTCAAGTTGCACTTTGAAGAAGGCGTACGCTACTTTACCGACTCTGAGGGCGCAAAGTACATGACTGGCGCTGTAATGCAAACCATGCGTTACAACGAAGTCTTCGGCGCTTTGCAAGACGCTGGCTGTGAAGTCTATCCGGCGCAAGGCCGCATCTACTATCCAGGCTTTGAAGGCCCTTGCATGGGCCCTGATACCCCGATTCAACCTGAGACTCTGCAGCAATCTGCCATGAACACTGGGGCTATGACTATTCCCCAATTTAGTAGCCCTCAGCCCACTGGCCAGATCCCATCCATGGCTCCTCCAGCCACGAAAATTACCTCGGCTCTCG